CACAGATGTTGATTCAGCAGCAGCAAACATCATCGGATACAACGCAGGCGATTCAATCGACCAAGTTATCCGTGAAGTTCTTGCTGGCGGAACCAACGTCGTTTACGCAACAGGTGGTTCAACAACCCCAACCAGCCGAGAATCAATCTCAACAGATGACATTCTTCACGCTGACGATGTTCGCAGAGTTGTTGCACAACTCCGTGGAGCAAACGTAGCAACCTTCAACGGTTCTTACATGGGCTACATCCACCCAGACGTGTCGTACGATTTCCGTTCGAACACAGACGTATCAGCATGGCGCACACCAGCGAACTACGTAAACCCAGAAGGTATCTACAATGGCGAAATTGGCTTGTTTGAGTCGGTACGTTTCATTGAGACACCACGAGCCAAAGTGTTCGCAAACGCTTCAAACGGAACCAGTTCAACTGGTACGATTGATGCCTACTGCACACACGTAATGGGTCGTCAGGCTCTTGCTAAGGCTTACGCAACACAAGACGGCAACGGCGCTGTACCAAAAATCGTTCGCGGTAACGTGACCGACGTTTTGATGCGCTTGCAACCAGTCGGTTGGTACTGGCTTGGTGGCTACGGTCGCTTCCGCGAGGCTTCGCTTCGCCGAATCGAATCAGCATCGTCAATCGGTACAAACTAACGTCTAGTAAAATCAGACATTGCTTTAGCCCCCTGCTTCGGCGGGGGGCTTTTGCTTTTGCTATACTCGTCACGTTGAAAGGTTTATATGTCTATCTCTAACTACGCAGAACTAAAAATTCTTGAACACACCACAGGTAAAACCGCGTGGACTATGCCAACAAATGTGTACGTAAAACTTCACACAGGCGACCCTGGTGAGGCTGCGACATCTAACGCTGCTGGAGAAACAACACGTAAAGAAGCATCATGGGCTTCCGCGGCATCTGGTTCTATTGCGACATCTGCAACTCTTGAATGGACTAACGTTGCTTCAACAGAAACACTTACTCATTGGTCTTTGTGGGATGCTTCAACTGCGGGTAACGCTTTGTGGACTGGTGCTTTGTCGTCGTCTGCGGCGGTTACTGCTGGTGACACGTTCCAAATCACTACACTAACCCTGTCCCTAGATTAAACATAGGGGATAACCCCTTATGGCTTCAGCAGTAACAGGTTTTAAAGAACCGTTTGTAGACACAAGCCCGTTTTATCGGCAAACATATTTTCGTACAGTACAACGCACCGCTGTCGGGTCAGGTGGCGGTACATCTGAAGTGGCGCACGGTGCAGCACAAATACGTCTCGGTCAGTTAACCGATTTTAGTTTTCCGTATCTTACGGGCGGACGTTTCTATCTTGGTGTTCGCGCAGTTCTTACTGTTACTGCTACAGCATCAGGTTCAGGTACTGCTTCTTCTTCGATAAACATTGTTAGGTTCAGAACTGCGACAGGTGGTGGTACTGGTAGTGCTACTGCGGTAGGAATCCTTGTTGCTGTTCGTACTGCTACGGGTTCAGGTGTCGGCACAATGGATTCAACGGGGTTGCATATTGCGCCGCGCACCGCTACTGGTTCAGGTGAAGGTTCGGGTGCGGCGTCAACAAATCCAATTAAAGCACGTCTCGGTACGGGTCCCGCTGTTGGCTCAGGTACTGCAATCGATTTGGTTATCAACATCCGTACCGCAACAGGTTCAGGTGCGGGAACAGAAACAGGTAACTGGCTGCTGGTATCTATTCGCACAGCAACAGGCGCAGGTACAGGAACACAAACTGGTGTTGGGGCACGCATTGAACGACGCACAGCCACAGGGGCAGGCACAAGCGCACAAACAGCCGACTGGGTTAAATCCCACATCTTCCGTGTCGGCATCACAAGCGACTACTCGTTCGCTGCACGCTACCCAGAAACCGATTCAGATAGGCTATTCGCCCACACCCCACAAGGGATACGTGCATACAACCTGTATAAACTCACAAACAACACATACCAGATAACAGACCCACGCAGACCAGAACTAATATCAAAAGTGTATTACGGTGGACACGACATCTTCTTAGATGACACAGAAGTAGCAGAACTAACAGCAGCAGGATTCGGAGCAAACATCACATAATGGCAACATTCAGCCCACCAACAGACAACTTTGTATCACCTGTGATAGCAGGCGAATTCATGAACGGACAATACTTGGCAGCCACAGAACGGTTAGCGAACCAATGGGGTAAACATGTGGCGTTAAGCCCACGTGGACGCAACGTGTTCCTGTTAACAGATACAACCATCACCGAAAACCAGCCATCAGATGCGACAAGGATTTCTAAAATATATTATGGTGGACATCAAACAGAAGTCACAGCAGAAGAAGTAGCAGCGTTAACAGCCGCAGGATACGGGAGTTACATTACGTGAAACATAGGGAAACACATCCCAACTTGGATGTCGAAGGGTGCTTCGGATGCAGGGTAGCGGGAATCAGAATGGCAACAAACAGCACCACCTCACGTGGCTCTAAAGTCGCGGAACATAACACAACTGAACAAGGTTGGAAAAAAGATATGCCCGCATACAAACGGTTACGTGCTAACGGTCTGCAACCTAAACGTGTGGATGGTGCAGCGGAAGTAGAAAGGCGAGCACAAGAACCATGGCAAGTGGAGACAGGCATTCTACCAAATACCTGAACCTTGTCGGAGTCGATATACCTAAAGTTGGGTACGGCAAAATGGTTCAAGGCTTACGCCAAGCGCTATCCAAACACGTCACGTTTGACGACTTAGCAGAACACACAGTTTTCGCTTTAAGACCAAACATGATTAAAGGTTGGCAACAACAACAAATCACCCACCTGTTAACAATGTGGGAAACAAACTGGCTACCACCAGAATTCTCTTTATATTTAAGCAGTTTTAAAACAATTTTAGTACCAAGTTTACATAACTGGGAACTGTTCTCCGAATACCATGACAACGTTCGAGTCATCCCACTCGCAGTAGACCGCACCATCTGGCATCCCCAACCACATAAACCAAACAAAAAGTTTAAACTATTATGCGGCGGCTCCGAATGGTATCGCAAAGGTTTAGATGTCGTACTAGAAGTATTCAACAAACTCCAACTACCCGACGCGGAACTACACATCAAAATAGTTCCACCACATTTGTTTGCACCAAAAGATTTAGAATACCCAAACGTCATAGTTCACCGCGAATGGATGACCGTTGAAGAAGAACGAAACCTGGTATTATCCGCCGACGCATTCATATCCATATCCAGAGGCGAAGGATTCGGACTGATGCCCCTACAAGCAATCTCCGCAGGGATACCCACCATCCTGTCCGACGCCCACGGTCACAAAGAATTCTCAGATTTAGCCACCCACAGAATCCCAACCACACCTGTCCCAACAGCCAAAGGTGTATGGCAAAACGTAGGCGACTGGGATGAACCAGACCCAGAAGCAACAGCCGAAGCCATCAAAGACATCTACAACAACCGTGACAAATACCGTAAACAAGCCGAACAAACAGCACCCCAAACAGAAGCATTCAACTGGGATACATCAGCAAAACAACTGTTACAAATAGTTAAACCATCAAACAAAACTGTCCCATCGAACTGGATGGCGTTAGAACCCACCTGTCAAATACGGGTTAAACGTGCCATCAAAGCCACAATCGGAACCCATATCATAGATTTGAAACCGAACGTAACCTATACTGTAGTGTTGAATGTTCGTGAAGTATTAAAACAATCGGGATACCTATTGGAGACATTATGAAAAAGCCTGTGTGGGAAACAAAGAACCCTAAGAAGAAATCTAAGAAACTGTCACCAGCAAAAAAAGCGGCGGCGAAAGCATCAGCGAAAAAAGCGGGGCGACCATACCCGAACCTGATTGACAACATGAAAGCAAGCCGTGGCTAAAACACCAGCGTGGCAACGCAAAGAAGGCAAGAACCCTGCAGGCGGACTGAACGCAAAAGGACGTGCCTCATACAAAGGTGGCACATTGAAACCGCCAGTCAAAGCAGGCGACAACCCTCGACGTGCATCTTTCCTCGCACGCATGGGCAACATGCCAGGACCTGAAAGAGATAGCAAAGGTAAACCAACAAGACTGCTATTATCTTTACAGGCTTGGGGTGCTTCGTCGAAAGCCGATGCACGTTCTAAGGCTAAAGCAATATCCAC